GCCAAATGTTCCTTTGCATCCATTTAAAACCTCTTCTATCCTATTTTATATTCAGTAAAACATTAGAATCACTCCCAGCCATAGTACTAGGCAATTTACCATCCCATTTCTCAATATGCTTCCACTTTAATAATTCTGGCGTTAAAGACTTATTGATTAAATCATTTGCTTGTGCCTTTGACTTAGCATCTATAATTAATGATTCCGCCTCTCCCTTAGCTTTAGCTACTATCTTCTTAGCTTCTGCCTCGGATTCTCTTAGCTCATTTTCTCTTTGTTGCGCTTTTTGAGTAGCTTCAATCTTTCTATTTAGAGCTTCTGTGACAATTTCAGGGACATTCAATTTTCCTATAATATAGACATGAGATATATTGAACCCAACATCATTCAATTCAGCATTAATATTCGCATGTACTTGATTGAAGAATGATTCTTTTTTCTCAGCAAATAGGTCTTCAATGTTCATCTTTGAAGACAACTTGTTTAAATTGTCTCTTAATATATTGCGTACGTACAACTCGGTAATCTCATCCATGCCCTTTCTATATTTACCAAAAAGCTCATGAATTCTATTTTGTTCTAGATGATAGCTTATACCTATTTCAGCCTTAACTGGTAGCCCTTCTGATGTTTGAAACGTAAACATTTCGTCCCCAATCCATTGATGATTTTGTTCATATGTTGGAAATTTATATACAGTTTTCCAAGGAGCAAGAAAATATATTCCTATTGTCAGCTCTTGTTTCTCTATACCCTTATTATCACCAAAGGGATTAACAACAATACCAACCTCTCCAGGCTTAATTTTTGATACGCTAGCTATCAACAATATTATTACTGAGATTATAGCAGCAGTCGCCAAAAAGGCTTTTGTATTTTCACTCATTTTATCCTCTTATTATGTTTTTACGCCGCTTCTATTTCTTGTGCATACTGTTTATTGATATGATCCACGTCTGCACCTCCAAATATTCTATGATACTGCTGTACATACTTATTCATTATCGGTATACACTCATCGACCACCTGAATAATACGAGCTTGCATAATACTATCATATTCCACTCTACGAATAAATAACCCATTGCCTATAGCTGCATGCTTAGGGTTATATAGCACATAATCACACCACTTACGACCGCATACATACAAATTAAACTGCATCTGCATATAATGCTCACTTGCAATCGCTTCTACACCTTTACTAGATATTTCTAAAAACTGCCTAAAATAATTATTAGAGTCTAGTATTTTGATTTCTATCATGCCATCCTCACCGACTAATCCATCAGGAGAACAGGCCATATAATCACCTAATTGCACTAAACCAACCTCATCAACAGCAGTGAACGTATCTGCTATGTATTCAGCTCTTGCTATAGGCTCATATTCCCAGCCACGCTTAATATGAACATTTACATACTCCTCGCCGTCTGATTTACAACCTGTCACGATCTCGTTGGCTCTATCATAAAGATACTTCTCACGAGCTGCTTTAGTCCCTAGCAACTTATGAAAGCACGAGCCTGTTATTTTGCCTAAGCGTAACTTATGCCACTCATCGCTGCCTTGTTCAAGGTCAGTGTGTATTTGTAATTTCTGCATTTAAAAATTGCTCTTTAAGTAAGTTAAAATTAGCTATACCATTTGTCACCGTCTCTGAATGCTTACTATCGATATTATGAAACTTAGCAAACTCTTTAGCATCTAGCTTATGTTCCGCACATAGGTTCATGAACTCTTTCGTCACAGTTAAACTCGGGACTTTTTCTTCCACTGTCGCCTTACTCACGCTTTGGGCATCATCATCCTCTTGTGTGAGTCCTACTATTGCAGATAAAGCATAACGTCTTGCGTATGTAAGACCAGCACCTAGTTGCTGCAATGAATTACCTGTAACTTCACCTTTTTTGTTTTTTACTATTACGCTCTCTATACAAAGTATTGATTTTAACCATTGACCAGACTCATGAATTAGCAATGTAACCAATAATTGCTTACCATCCTTATCTTGGTTAACTAACTGAGAAACCGACAACCCATTATCTGCCAAAGGTTTCTTTAACGCACCTAAACAGCTTGCTAGATCTGCATATTTATAGCCGTATCCTTGCTTGTCTTTACTGACATTTTCTATCGCCGCTTGCGCTTTACTCAAAGCAACCGCTAGGTTCTCGATCTTATCGCTCATTAGAGCGTCGTTATTGTTATTTTCCATTTTAATCGCTCCTAATTATTATAAATTTCCCAATCTATCTCACAATTATCAAGACAAGATATATGATGTAGAACATGACGATGACCATTAACTACCCATATTCCATCATCGTTCAAATATATGTAACCTCTTTCACTATTAAAGGATCTTTCCCTTAATTTGTAACCCTTTCTAAGAGCAATAAGAGCTTGTGTTGAATTCATTTTATCCTCTTTTTTTTATATAATATTTAGCAAAACAATAGACGTTGTACAGTCCCCAAAAAGCGTTAACTACAAAGCATATTAAGTTCCAATCTTATCGCTCATTAGAGCGTCATTATTATTGTTATTTTCCATAATTCTACCATTTTCCATACTATTCATTTTCTTTCTCCTTCTTTTTTAATTTTAAATTCAAACTAATAAGTTTTCGTATCCACATTCGCAATGGTACACATCACGGTCATCATCAATACTTATCATATCGTCCACATCGTATTCTTTGCCACAATTAATACATCCTAGTGTTTCTAAAAAATTCATTTTTAATCCTCGTTATCCATAATAACCCAATCGTTAGCATTTAGATCATCCATTGTAAAAACATAATGACTATCATAAGTATCAACATTGTATTTTCTAATTACCCCTTTTCTTTTTATCGATTTACCCTTTCTCAAAGAGGAGATAGCTTCTTCAAAGGTATGTAATTCTTCTTGTTTTTCGTATACTTCCCAATCATTTGCTAGTATATCGTTGGTTAATAACCAAGAATTAGTTTTTAAACGACCAGAATCATCATTAAGAAAAACACGCTCTTCTTCCTTACCTTTTCGCACCGTAAAATTTTGTCCATCTGCTTTTAATAATCTAACCGCTTCCGTGAAATTCATTCTACTGCTCCATTTTGTTTTAAGTATTCTGCTATTTTTGTATAATCATTAATAATTGCAAAATGTAATGGCGTACTTCCGTTAAAAGTCCTAGCGTTTATATCAGCTCCAGCAGAAACAAGAACCTTTGCTACTTCTGTATTATCTCTCCAGCATGCCTCATGTAGTGGTGTCCATTCACCGACCCACCTAACATTCACATCAATCCCAGCAGCTATAAGCTCTTTTACTTTGTTTAAATTTCCAGCTCTACTTGCTTCTATTAAGTTCATTTCAATTACCATCACTTTTTTTGTATCAAAACAATAGGGCAGACCAATTTAAAGCCATCTTCATAAGCAGCGTTCATTTCAATTTCAGCACTAAAAAAGATAATTTCACCTTCAAACATATTGCCTATTAAATTATGCTTCTTACCTTTACTTTCGCTGATCCAGAAACGTTCCTTTATCAGCACACCCTTATCATTCTTGACGTTGTTAAAATATATTCTTTTATATCTCCTTTCAAAATCATACCTATCAAACTGGGCGGTAAAAATTTCTCTTGGTCTTTTAGTCATTTCTGTTATATTTATTTCTGTCATGTTAAGCCTATTTTTTATTGATAAATTAAATAATTCATGGCACGAAAAACAAATAGCTCCATAGTTGTTTTTCACTTGGTCTGTACCGTTATAATCTCGAATCAAAATAATCTCGGTACAGATCTCGAGTTTCAGATACACCAGACCTTACACAATACTCGATCTCTTGTTGCAAACCTACTGGGTCATATTCGCTTAAATCCCAAGCTATATTATACTCGTTAGCTTCCGCCAACAGCTCCTCGTAGCTTTCTACGTCATTAATTAGCTTGAGCCAATTAAGGCAATCAGCTTCGTAAGGAATATTATACTCCTCGGCCTTGCTAAGTAATTCCTCACCCCTCTCTGACCCGAGCATATTATCGTAAACTCTCTTCGCCATACGAGACATTGCCTCTTTAGCACTATCCATGTTTCTTTGTATTTGGATAGCTTGCGCAGGATTCATTATTAACTTGGCTATAGCTCTGTGGTTTTGCCTAATGGCA